GACATCGTTCGCCAGGGAAACAAGCTGTACCAAGCCCTGGAGGCTAACAGTGGCTCGCAGCCTCCCAGCGAAAACTGGAAAGACGTCGGCGACATCCTCACTGAAACGAACGCTTTGGCAATACGGGTTGATAACCTTGACCAGGAAATCACCGCAGTCGATGGGAGGGTGGTTGCCACTCAGGAACAGCTTACCCAGCTCCAGACAAAGGTAAATGACCCGGTAACCGGCCTGGCGGCTACGGTAAATAACGTTACCCAAGTGAATCAGCGAGTAACCAACGTTGATAACAAGCTGACCGCGCAGACGGAGCGAATTGATGGCGTTTACGCTGAAATCAACGCGCCTATGGCTGGTTCTGAGAATGACCTGGCTGGCGGAACCCAGGGCTATGCGGGCGTTTGGTCGATCCAGTCTGCTATTACCGATGGTGACTACGCCCAAGGCAAGCTGACTCAAACTGTCGAAGCTCAAGTTATCAAAAACTACGCCACCTATGAGGAGACAACGACCGCGCTCGTCAACCAGCAGACCGCTACAACCAGCCAAGTAACGGCGCTTCGCTCAGATTTTGACGGGAACAAGTCCACCGTACAGACGCAGATTAAGACGGTATCCGATCAGGCGTCAGCCACCGCAAGCCAGAATACTCAGCTGCAAACAACCGTCAACGGACACACGCAGCAGTTCCAGCAACAAGCAAGCATCAACCAAGACGTAAACGGAAAGATCACCGGCACCTACTCGTTCCGATTCAAGTTCGATGTGAATGGGGCGCCTTACTCTACCGGCGTAGGACTTGGCATTGAGACTGGGGCGAACGGTCAGGTTACTTCGCGCTTCGTCATCCAGGCGGATCAGTTTGCAATCTACAACGGCGAGGTAGGGGCGGCAGGGTCAAGCGTGCCATTCGCGGTGAACGGCACAGAAACCTATATCAAGTCGGCATTCATCCAGGACGGGACGATAACCAACGCGAAGATAGGTAGCTACATCCAGTCGAACAACTACGTCGCAGGGCAGACAGGCTGGAAATTGTTTTTCGACGGAACCTTCGAAATCAACGGTGTAGCTCCTGGGCAAGGGCGATCAATGATGACGAACAGATCTCTGCGCTTTTGGGACGCAAACAACGTCAAAAGACTGCAATTAGGAGACCAAACAGAATGAGTTCCGGCTTAAGAATTTGGTCTCCTAACGGCACCCTTGAGTTCGATACAAGCATATCCACTTATAGGATTGTTCTGTCGGTACTTGTGTCCTATTCCTCAGGACCGCTGGGCACTAGGACCTTTGCAGCGCCAGGGTGCACCACAAACAACGCGATATGCTTTTTGTTACCGATCAATAACGATAACTCGCAGGTCGTATCTAACAGGCAGTTGGAGTGCGAAATGGGCACGAACGAAGTTTATGTTAGGAATTTTCTCAAAGCTCGTCCTTCCGATTCATTCTCTTCGGCAACCATGCGTCTCATTGTTGCAAGGTGGGCGTGATGAGTTACGGACTGCAAGTGGTGAATGATTCTGGCGCTATATCCCTAGACTCTGAATATGCGAGGTTGTGTGTCTTTCATAAGGGCACCTATAACTCTGGCGCGTCCGTCGTCTTTCAGAATGTGGTTGACACGCAGGAGCCGCCCCTTGTTTTTATCAGGCCGCCAAATAATGGCTCGCTGATTCAGCTTGGCGTTCTTCTTGAAGGATCGGCGGGGGCGTGGACCGGCGCCACAGTTACCTCTGGGCAGGTTCACTCTGGAAACATATTCGTAGCTGCGTTTTCATCCAAGCCTTTGTCCACATATGGCCTAAGAATGTGGGGTGCGGATGGAAAACAGATATTTGACTCTGCTGTTCAGGCGGCAGTATTCACAAGGGTCGCGCAAAACTGGACATTTACGCACGCGGAGCAGAGCGGACAAGGGCTAATAACAAATTGGTATTCGGTTCCTCTTAACTACGCCCTAGGTGATTACTTGATGATCAATAATGCAAGGATGCCCATGATGGCGGGAAACAATGAATCTAGAGGAACGGGTCTGCGATATGACTTCCCGGCCGGGCTTATCAGATTTAGCGTTACTACCGTGACGAATCCAACATACTTTTCGCTCTCTGCGGTATTTGGGAAGCTGGCTGTTTAATTTTCATTTCGTATAGGGGTTTAATTCAATGGCAAGACAAAGCATTAATCTCGGCACGGCGCCTACAGGCCAGGGCGGCGATACCTTCCGCACTGCCAGCCAGAAGAATAACGACAACTCGAACGAGCTTTATACTGCCCTTGGGGCTCCGGCTAACGGACAGCTGCCCTCGGCGCTGCCCGTTGCGAAAGGAGGAACAGGCGGGACTACGCAGAGTGCTGCCCGGCAAGGCTTAGGGTTAGGCGCTGCATCAACTAAAAGCTTCGGACTGCAAGAAGGCGAGCTTATCCCTGCGGGTACTTACAGTGGGTTTTATTCGAACAATGCGCCGACGACCTATCAAGCTGATAGGCCTGGCGAACCCGGCCAAGGTGGTGCTTTTTCCAGGCTTGGCGCGCCGGGCTCATCTTCAGGCTTGTCGTACAGCACGGTTATCCGTATTCCCTATGCTCAAGGCTTTGAAGCGCAGATTTTTATTCCTGTGGCTCAAGGCACCGGTGGTTTGTACTTTCGGACTACGCCGTCTAACGATGGCGGCGCTTTCGGACCTACGTACAGCGTCTATCACACAGGCAACACCACCCGCGGCTCCGGCGGCGCGCTTTCTGCAGCATCGCCAATCCTGAGAATCGCTAACGTGTCCGCCAGCGAGCGCCGCGACCTCCAAGAGGAATCGTTTCTCCCCGCCGGCGAATGGGGTGTGGCCAACGATGAAGCGCGCGGCGTTATTGTTGAGCGCCTCGGCGTTGGCGAGTACCGGGTGACGGGAAGCCTTGGCCTGGCACTGGAGGGCTGGCGCACACAAGATCCGCACTCGCCTGATGGAGGTCGTGCACTGGGCATAACCGAAAGCGAGCAGACCGATGGCGGGGCTGTCGTAATCCGTCTTTTCAAACAGCGCTGGACGCTCACCGATGACGGAGAGATGGTGCCGGGCCGGGGCTCACCTATGGATGTCCCGCTGAATAGCTGGATCGATGTGCGGCTTGAAATGCCCAAGGTCGATACGCCGCCGCCACTCAGATCGACCGAAGAATAGCAGCCCGCCTTTTGAGCGGGCTTTTTTACGCCTGGAGAAAAGCATGAACGCAACCGAGAAAGACCGGGACATCCTGGCGCGCACGCTGTGGGGGGAAGCTCGCGGTGAGGGACTGGCCGGCCAGATCGCCGTGGCATGGACCATTCGCAACAGGGTGTTCGACGGCAAGGCCAAGTCCTGGTGGGGGGAGGGCTACGCCGGTGTGTGCCTGAAACCCTGGCAGTTCAGCTGCTGGAACCAGAACGACCCGAACTACGCCTACCTGAGCGGGGCCAAGCAAATCCCGGCCGCGCAGTTCGCCCAGGCCCAGCGTGCGGCTGACCAGGTGATGTCTGGCGCGGAACCGGATCCAACCGGCGGTGCCACGCACTACTACGCGACCACGATGCCCAAAGCCCCGGCATGGGCGGAGAAGGCCACGCAGACCCTGCGCCTTGGCCGCCATGTGTTCTTCAAGGATGTGCCGTGATGACGCCCGGGCAGATCCTCGGCGCAATTCTGGTGGCGCTGATTGTCGGGTTTGGTGGCGCGTGGCAGGTGCAAGACTGGCGTATGGGCAAGAAGCTCGCCCAGCAGGCCGGCCTGCACGGGGGTGACCTTGCCGCGATAAGTAATGCCGCCTCCGCCCAAGCCCGCGCCGAGCAGGGCAAGCGCCTGGCCCTGGAGCAGCAGCTCGTCGGCCAGGACCAAAAACATTCCAAGGAGTTATCCGATGCCCAACGCAACCAGGCTCGCCTGCGTGACCAGCTTGCTAATGCTGATGTCCGGCTGTCAGTCCTCCTTGCCGAGGATTCAGCCAGTGGCTGCAACGTGCCTACCACCCCCGGCACCGCCGGCGTGGTTCATGCAACCCGTCGAGCCCAACTTGACCCAGCGCATGCGCAACGAATTGTCGCCATCACCGATGCCGGGGACAACGCCATAATCGCCTTGCGTGCTTGCCAGGCGTACGTCAGGGCTGTGGCTCCTTGAGTGCCCGCAGTTCATCCAGCAATCGCTGGTTTTCCCTGAAAAGGTGGTCCCTCTGTTCCGTGATTATCGCCAACCCGTTTAACTTGCGGCCCTGGCGTGAGTTTTCCAGGTTCAAAGCAGCAACTTGGGATAGGGCGTCTTTCAAGGAGGTCTCCGCCTGATCCTTTCCCGTCATCAGTAGGTCATTCATCTGCACCAGGCCGGCGATATTCGCCCGCGCTCGACGCAGCATGCGCTCGGTCTCCACCAGCTCATCTACGAGAATTGAGCACTGGTGCTGATACATTTCTAGGGGAGTGGGGCAACCGAGCCAATCATCGGTGTCCATGTCTACGTTCATAGCGTGAATCTCATGTACTGTATGTGCGTACAGTAATCGAGGTGGTTCAGGTTTGGGGAGTGGTGTTCGTCGGCAGGACGCCGGGAGAGGGTGGCGTGACATTTGCGTGACTCTCTCAAGCACTTGCAAGCTCTTGTAGGCAGTCGATTGCAGCGAGCGCCAATAAAAACAGCTACTTAACAATGCCTTGCATGGGTACTGCGTGCATGGGGTGCTAGGGGTCGAGTGTTCGAATCACTCCGTCCCGACCATTATTCCTGAGTAAAATCAGACACTTGAGCCGATCAGCTAGATCGGCTTTTTTGTGCCTGCGCAAAAACTTGCACAAAAACTACCCGGTGATCTCAATGATATTCAGGTCCAGTATTGCCTCGGACCAGATGATTCTTCGTTGGTCTCCCTGGGAGCTTTCAGTCATTCCGCCATTGCGTTTATTAGGCTCGGCCTAAGCAGGCTCTCAGTGATCCCTGATGTTCGATAATCTGGGCTTTCGTCTCTTCCCTCCGATCATCCGCTAAGCGAAAGTAATCATTACGAGCCAGGGTCGCCTCAAGTTTCGCGATGGTCTGTTGTATGGCGATGCACGGGTCGTTCCTAGAGAGCTGCCTCTGGAGTCGATCAGACGTTATGGTGTAATGCTCGATCGTTGCGTATGCAGTGCCGAGTTGTTTATCGACCTCTACCAGTTTATTTTCCGCTGCCGTGAGTTTCGATTTCACTAAGTTGAGTTCTTTCGACAGTTCATCTCTGGTGTCCGAAAGCTTACGGTTTTGCTCTCGATACTCATCAATTCTTAAGCTTTGCTGCTTAACAGTAGCTTTGACGTTACCGAATTCCAT